CGTTCGTGTGTTTCGGCGACGGCCAGGGCGGTCAGCTCGATCGCCTTCTGGAACAGCGGGTGTTTGATGGTCAGATCCGCGACGTCGGTGACGGTGATCTTGTCGCCCCACTGCTGCGCGGTCGCGACGACCTGCTGCAGCGTCATGGTTTCGCCGACCGGCGGCACACCTTCGGAAAGGGGCGCGAAGGGCAGCGGCACACGGGTGTAGCGGGAGGCGGCGTACTGCGTGCCGCGGCCTTTGGGGAGGCGCAGCGGATCGCCGAACTGGTAGACCACGAGCTGTTGCTGGGTCAGGGGCAGCGTTTTGTCGGCGATGTACTGTTCGACGTCGCCTGTCCCGTACGCGCCGCCGGTGTTGAACCCGGAGGCCTGGTTGACGGCGAAGGCTGCTAAGCCGGAAACGGCCAAGAAGCCCAGGCCGCGACGCAGATAAAGTTCACTCATGGAAAGCCCCCGTTAGAGAAAAATCAAATTGCCCAATTTTGGTCCTCGGCGCGCTGCACCAAGGATTTACCCGAACTGTTCCGGCCCGTCGTATCGCCGCGCGCGGTGCGCGCGCCCTGGCGCTGGTTCTGGATGCGGCGTTTGCCTTCCTGGCGCTGCGCTTCGTTCGTCTCGCCCTTCAGGGCCTTCTCGCCGATAAGATGGGCGAGGATGACGTCGCGCGAAATGAAGCCGCCTTGCGCGAGGGTCGCCTGATGACGCCGCTCGACTTCGTCTTCGTACTTCGCGAACTGCGGTTTGCGCGTCAGCGTGCGCGAGAACTTGTGCTGGTCCGTCGAGCTTTGCAGCAGCATCTGGGTCTGCTGAATGGTCTGTTTGTTGTTGCGCGTTTCCTTGGCGAGAAGGTACTGCGCCTTGTCCTGGTCGGACATGGTCGCAAGCAGTTCCTGCTCCTGGCGCTCAGCTTCGCGCGTATCACGCGCAGCCTGTTCGCGCGCGATGCGATCACGCTCGGCGCGCTCGCCTTCAAGACGGGCACGCTCGGCGATAAGGCGCTCACTCTCGGCGCGGTCTTGGATTGCATTGCGGCGCGACGCGGCGTCCTGGTCGGTGCCGCCTACGCCGTCGTCGGCGTCGTCGTGTCCCTCGTCGCCGGCATCGTCGCTATCGCCAACGGTATCGTCATTGAACTCGGCATCGGTATCGCCGCCGTCAGTACCCCCAACGCCATTCACCTGGTCGTCGGTATCTGCCTCAGCCGCGTACAATGTCCGATCCATGGAACCCCCTGACAATTTTGCCGAAATGTACACCTACAACCATTAATCGTCAACTAGGCGGGTTTGCGAGGCATCCGGCCAGGGTCTTGCATCTGGTCCTGGTGGATCGCGCCGGCCGGATTTTGGCCTGCGCGCGGCATACCCGGCTGGGCGCCTGGGCGCGGTCCCGGGCCCCCGCCACCCTGCATTTGTGCCTGTTGCGCCTGCATTTTCGCCATCATCTGCTGCTGGTGCGCCTGCAAGTGGACCGCGCCCAGGCCGTTCACGTCGCCGGTCTGCTGAATGTAGGCCAGAACCTCCTGGATGTGCTGCTTGTCGTCGTCGCCAGGGTGCACCGGCGCGGACAAATTCGACGCCATGATCTGGTTCTCAACCGCCTGGGGTATCGTCTGCTGGTCGCGCTGGTCGATCAGCACGCGCGCGCCCAGGCGCGGCCCGTAGATGTTTTGAACGATAACCTCGATGATCGGGGCGATGTCGATCTTTTTGCCGTTGGGGAGCTGCGGCCCGAGTTTACCCAGGATGTTGAGCCCTGCGATCATCTGCTGGTTGGCCTGCTGCGAGCGCACGATCTCGGAGCCGCGCCACTTCAGCTCGTAGCGGTCGCTCCACGCGTACGCCGGGACGGCCTGACGCGTCGCCGCCATGGCGTTCTCGCCGTAGATCGGCACGGCGATCTCGTCGTCGCGAAACTGCTGGTCAAGTTCGAAGAAGAACTGCAGCAGCGGCGTGAAAATCTCTTCTTCGAGCGTCTGCACTTCGTCGGTGATATTGGCGAGCGCCACCATCTGCTCTTGCGCAATCATCGCCTGCGTGTTCTTGCGCTGCCCCGCGCCCATGGACACCATGGCGGGGTTCAACCCGAACGCCTGCATGATCTGACTGCGCGCTTCCTGCACAAACTGCACCGCGTCCTTCCATAGCTGCGGGAACTCGACGAACTTGGTGTCGTTCGGGTTCGTCTGCCACACCGCCGCGAGGCTCAGGATCATCGACGCATAGTTAGGGTTCTTCTCCGGGTCCGTCATCACGATGGGCAGCAGCGAATACTGGCCGCTGTCCTGCGCCATGTTGATCCAGTCGTTCGCCATGTACTGCAATTGCTCGACGGCATCGACCGGGCTCTTGCTCCACGCATCGCCCGTGAGCCGTATGCGCGGTTTAGATACGATCGAGCAGCGGTCATTCCAGTTCGGATTGATCGTCATGCCCAGGCAGAGGTTTTCACCGCCGAAGAAGGACCGGCACCAGCGCAGCTTGCCCTTGATCTTCAGGCGCTGCCACGCTTCAAACACGACGTATTCTTTTTTGTTGGCCTTGACGCGTACCCCGGCGCTCTCGCTGTTCTGTACGCGCAGATTTTTCATGTTCGAAGGGTCGTAATCCTGGCACTGCTTGACAGCCTTTTCCGCCGCTTCCTTGTTCGAGAACAATCCCGACTTCGCCGCCGCCTTCAAACCGCCTTCGGTGAAATAAATCCGCCGCGCGACAATCGCATCGGGGTCCATCTCAATATCGTCGCACGTCGCGGGCAGCACAACGACCTCGTTGTCGAGCAGCACCGTGACGCTCGGATGCTGCGACACAACTTCCTCTTCCTCGACGTCGAAGTAGGTGTCTTCCGGGTCGTGGATGCCTTTCTCGATCTCGGGGTGCTTCTCGATCTTCTTCGTGATGTAGCGCGACGTGTTGGCCCAATCGACGTAGAGGTTATAGCTGCCCTCCACTTCGCCGTTGCGCAGCAGCTCGCGCGCCTTGGTCTTGAGTTTGGACCGTCGCACGTAGTGATCGAGCAGCCCGACAAGCGCCCAGGGATAATCCGCCGGGTGCGTGACCAGGTCGGCATAACGTCCCGTTTCGGGAAACAGCGTGCCGACAAAGCGCTGCACGCGCGCGTCGATCGCATCGCGCACGATGGGCAGATAGATCTGGCTGTTACCGCTGTACGCCTGGTTGGTCGTCAGTTCGCAGTTGTAGATACGCCAGTAGCGCTGCGTGGCATCGTTGCGTTCTTTTTTGTCGATGAAGCCTTGCGTGACGAGCTGGTAGAGTTTCTCCAGCTTGCGCTTGTAGCCGCGCTGCCCCGACAAGTCCTTGCCGCGTTCCGGCAGATCGGCGTCGTTGTCGTGACGTTCAACCGTCGAGCGGTCGTTTGTAACTGCGTCCTTCATTCATTCCCCCGCCGGCACGCGCCGACATAAACCGTCGCCCATCGGGGGTGTACGCAAAGTTTGCTGCTTGGCCTTCGGCGGTGTCTTCCACGCGCACCGTCAGCCATTTGGCGAAGCTCTCCAACCCCCGCAGCAGGGTCGCATAGTACCCCGGTTCAGGCTGGGGTTGCAATACACCGGCTTTGTCCACGCCGCGCGCGTAGCCCTGGGCCATGCCGTTGATCGTCCAGCGCGCCTCGGGCGAAGTGAGGAAAGCGGGCTGCATCATGCTCTGGGCGCGCAGAAGCGTCGTGAAGGCGCCGACACAAGCGTCCGCATCGGGTCCGCGCGAAATCTCCTTGATGCGCAGGCGCCGCGCCGCCGACGACAGTCCGAAATTGTTGAACTGGTTGAACTGGTGCGCGGGCGCGAAATACTTGATCGTGCGCCCGTTCGCCATCTGGATCACTTCAGGCAGCATCTGTTCGAGCGCATCCTCGACGCCGCCTTCCTTGACCCAATCGCCGAAGACGCGGAACGCGCGGTTGACGTACTGCACCAGCGCGCCGGCCGTGTAGCCCGGCTCGACGTTGAGCACCAGCCAGACGGGCTGCGTGGTGTTGGGCTTCAGCGCGTCGGGCGCCACGTGCGCATAACCAAACTCTTCGTACACCGGCTTGCCCGGGCGCAGGCGCAGCGCGTAGGCCAGGGTGTTGAAGATGTCGTTCAGCCCCGTCGGAAAATTCAAAATCTCACTGCGCAGATCCGGGAAGTCGCCGCACATCAGCACGTCGTTCGCCTCGAAGAAGGGGTGCAGCCCTTTGATGAACGCGGTCTTGTTGCGGTCGCGCGGCGCATTGACCGGCTTGATCGGCAGGATGATACCGCGCTTGGTCATCTCGGCGCGTAAGGGCTGCATGAGGAACTCTTCAAGGCCGTCCTTCTCGACCGCGACCCACACCGGCTTGAAATTCTCGCCCAAGGTGAACAGGCGGTCCACGATCTCGGAGGGCTGATGGTAGCCGCCTTCGGCGTGCTTGACGTAGAGCTTGGCGCCCACCCACGACGTCACCGAGTAGCCGGTGCGCGCGGACTTGCCCTTGTTGGCGGTGCGCGCGGGGTCGCAGATCAACAGGTTCGGCGCCCAGCTCGGCGTGATCGCAGCCGGAATGATATGGCTGTCCTTGAACGGCTTCAGTGCCTCGTCCTCGGACTGGCAAAGATACTCCTGCACGAAGCCCTGCAAGTCGCCGTCGCGTTCGTACTCGTCACGGATTTTCCTGATCATGTCCAGGGGGTAGCGTTCCGGCCACGCGGACTGCTCCCACTGCGAGGCGTCGGCCACGGCCGGGGTGACGATGGGGTAGACGCGGAACAGCCAGCCGGAGTTCTTGCGCTGACTTTCCAGCCAGCATTTCGGATGGATCGGCGTGCCCACAACGCGCTTCTTCGCGCGCCGGCACGCGGGCCATACGACGCGGCTGATCCACTTGGCGAGCTTGACGCGCTTGTCCTCGGTATTGGTGTTCTCTTCATCCTCCAAGTCGTCGATGAAGACCAGGCGCGGGCGCTCGTTCAGATGTTTGACGCCGCGAAACTTCATGCGCGCGCCCAGCGCCATGATTTTCACGCCGTTCTTGAGGATGATCTCGCCTTCGTTCCAGACCGGGCCTTTCTGGTCGCCGAAAATCTGCAGCAGCGTTTCGTTGTTCTCGATGTGGTGCTTGATCGTGTTGAGGCGATCGACGGCGCGTTCGTAGTTGGCGCCGATGATCAGGATGAACGGGGCCAGTTCCAGAAGCGCGTGCAGAGCAATCGCTTCTTCCGAGCGTGTGGACTTGGCACCTTCGCGAAACGCTTCGACGCCGACGAACTCTTCGTCCGACCACCAGTCGGCGATAAGCTGATAGTGGAACGCGGGCGATCTGTGTGTGTGCTGCCCGGCGAAAACGACTTCGTGGGCCAGGATGGGGTTCGCCTTGAACTTCGCGAGGATTTGCTCGCGCGCGCTTGCGTCGTCTGTCGCGATGTCGGTCATTCGACGCGGAAAATATTCTTGATGTTGGCGGCGAAGTATTTGCCCACGGATGGGGCCGAGAGCAGGTTGTCGTATTCGGACTGCGGCACGCCGCCGTACGTGTAGGTGCTGCCGTTGGTGAACGTCACGCCGAGCTGCTGCTTGTCGGCGTCATAACCGACGGCGGTGATCATCGAACTGGCAACGGGGGTCATGTCCATGGGAGGGGCTTTCGAAAAAGTGGCGCCGGTTGCCCAGCGCCAGAAGTTTCTCAAGGGCTGGAGAGCACAGTCGCTTCCAACGCCGCGAGGATGTGCCTGTTGACGAGTTATGTCAAGGGAGAAAGTGCAAGGCGCGGTTGACCCCGGCTGGGGCACTTCTTCGAGAGGTGTCCGGGGTCATGTCGCGTCGTGCGTTACTACGATCTACCGCGCTATACAACCACGAGGCGCCGTTACGGTCAAGCTGTGTCATTTTGACGTATACTAGTGGGGGAGCGGGGGAATTTTGAAAATGGTGCGCGGTTTGTGTTTGCCATATTGAATTTGACATCGCGACCCGCCGGCCCGGGCAAAATCCCGAGTTTTAGTGTGTCATTAGCCGCCAGGCCCCTAAAATCAAACTAACCTATTGAAAACACAGCATATTGTCATTTTGTGCAGTTAAAATAACCCATTGAAAACATTGGAAAAATCAAACGGCATTGTGACAGACCATTAGTAAAAAGAATAAAAAAGCATAATAATAATAATAAGTTATAAGTTATATATATATTTATTTAAACTATTTTTAAAATTTATACCCTTTATTCTTTTAGGCTTGAGTACTATGATCCATAGTACTACTATAATACATAGTACTCCACCCCCAGGAAATGGGGTGCTGCCGCGGCTTTCCGCTAGTCTAAATGACAAAATTCAGCCTTTTATCGTTGTTTTTCAATGTGTTCAAACTAGCAGATTGTCATTTTGCACCCCGGTTTTGCTCCTAAAAACGCCATAATTTAACCTCCAAACTGGTGAAAAGTATGACCCCATCAGACTTAATCGTGATCCGCACCATGCAGGACTTGACGCAGAAAGAGGCTGCCGAGATATACGGCGTCACTTTAGGCGCCTTGCGCGCGTGGGAGCAGAACATAAATCCGATCCCCGCCTGGCTCGCGAAGCACGCGGAGTTGATTATAAACCACCATATGAAGGTAGTTGAGGCCGAGAAGCCTAAACTCTGGCGCTGGGCGACCGTCGATAAGCAGGGCAAAGTGGCATATAGTGAGCGTATATATGCCGACGTCTGGAAAGCCGGCGATGCCATTCCGCACATTGGCCCCGAGACGCGCTGGTTCTGCTGCACTGATACGTGCACGCTGTTCAAGATCGACACCAGCCCGTCCACGTTCAATCCGGCAGACCTGCAGCCCTAAAAATAATTCTGGACACACCCAAAAGACGTGTTGACAACCGACAACGCCTTTGACAGAATGGCACTCGTCCGGGACATGGTGTGCCGGGCACCAGCGGTAAGCTTAATCCCCTTGACGCTGGCCAACTTACCCACGGCGGGCTGACATACAAAACCGCCGTGGGCCTTTTCCAAGGAAACTCGCCCATGATCAATTTCAGCACGACCGGCGCAGAACGCGCCCTCATTGACAAGATCGCGGATCGCGCGGTCGCGGTGGCGAAAGCCGCCGGCGTGAAGTACCCCGAGATGGACGCGGCCATGGACATTACCGCTTGCCACAAAAACGGCAATCCGCTGCGGCTGCAAGCTTTGCTGGACGCTGACGACTTCAATTTCAGCCATGATGTATTCGGCATACGCAGGCATCTTGATCGTACCACCGGCACACTGCAGGACTTTTTCTCGCCGCGCTTTAGCGCCTAGACCACCCGCCCGTCCCCCGTTATAATTCGTCAACCACAATAAAGGATCACACCATGCCCCAATTACACGAAACCGCAAAAGTTATTGCTCGCTGGAAGTCGCGCGTCGGCATGCAGGAGTACTAAGCCATGATGAATCTGCATGAAATCAAAACCGCGTTGCGAAACCCGTCTCAATATTCGCACTCTGAATATTTTATAACGAAAGACGGTGGAGTCCTGTCGCGCCAGAGCGTGCGCGAAAACTTCAAGCTTATTGCGCACGCTCTGGCATACCCCGAATACTTTGATTTCCAATGGCAAGTCATCGCGCAAGGGGTCAATTACGAGGATTTAGAATTGTGCTGTGATCATACAGGCGCGAAAATTCCAGCAGCGTACGCGGAGGCCTAACCCTTGCAAGCCATCATCACAAAATATATTGGCCCCACGAATACGCGCCCGGGCCGTGTCAAGGCGACTGCGGAAGCCGGGAGCGTGACAGTCGAATGGGAACACGGGCTATCCATCGACGGAAACCACGCCCGCGCGGCCAAGGCCTTGCGCGATAAGTTTAACTGGCAAGGGCGCATGGTGGGCGGTCACCTGCCGCAGAAAAACCCGCACCATATGTGCTTTGTGTTCGATAACGATTTTGCCGTTGAAGTGGAGGCCTAGACCATGCCCCGCTTCAACCCTTTCGCCCCCGTAAACTGCCGGTACGGCGCACCCATGGGCCGCCATGGTAGTCCGCTGTATCACTATGATGGTGTGTCCAAGCTCTACGCGCGCCATTGCGGTGGTGATGGTTACTATGACCGCGGCGGTGCCTATTGGGGGCATAGTCGCGTGTGGGCAGTCTGGACGCGTGGAGGCGACTTCTGCACGTACGTCAACGCGTCAAGCCGCACGGAAGCAATTGCCCAGGTCCAGGCCGATAACAAACCAGTGCCAGTGGACAACGACGACCCGCGCAAAAGCGGTATGATCCGCAACTTTGGACATACACCATGACCCCAGACGAATACGTCCGCGCGGAGTTTTACCACGCGGAGGAACGCGCCGACGTGCAGCTCTTGGAAACGTTCCGCGACACCATCCCGCCGTCGAGCCTGGGCGGAAACGTCCAGGTCATCGCGCCCGCGCAATGGTCGATCCGCTGGCGCCCGGTGAACGGTGACGATCGGCAGGAGCTTTTTAAGAGCGAGAGGGAAGCACGCATACGCTACCTGCAACTTCTGGCCCAAGCGGGGATATCGCCATGATAGGCCTCAGGATCGGCGCCTGGTTCCTGACCCTGGCGCTCGCCGGCACCACGCTTAAAGTCGTTTTGGGGTTTACCTACCTCTCTCATATTCTTCTCTTGTCAATCGCGGCGGAAGCTGTATTGTTGGGCACCATCATTGGGCTTTTGTGGGTTACGGGGGATCACTAATGCGACTGCTATCAGCCATAGCCGCCGATGTCGCGAAGGTGTTCCCCATGTCGCCGCGTATGCGCGACTTGTGCGAGGGTTTGAAGCACATGCGCGGCCTTGACGACAACGTTGTCCTTTTTGGGATCGGTATACAGGGCACAGGCCACCATTTGTTGCGCGAACTGGGCAAAGAACTGCCTTTTCCCGAGACGGAAGCACAAGACCTGGTGTTTCAGGAAATTCTCGAGATTTTGGCGGTGCGCGTATGAGCTATCCCACGATCACAGCGGCACAGCTTGCCAAGATCCGCGAAGCGTTCGGCTTGTCGTCGATCCAGATGGCGAAGCTGTTGAACGCACCGCACCGCACCTATTGGCGCTGGGAAAAGGGGGATTCGCGCGTCCCCGGCATCGGCGTCAATTATCTTTTAACGCTGCTCCGTTATGAGCAGGTCCGCAACGAAGCACTCCAAACCGCGAAAGGAACACCACATGGCGATTAATCTCATTCTCGGGAACCTGACGTTCAACGCCTATGGCGCCGCGGTCAAGGGGCAGGCCGGAACCACGATCACGCTGCAGGTCCTGTTTAATCCCGCACTGGGGTACTATTGGAGCCTGAAGAACAAGGAAGCCAACGGCGCCTGGACGCAGTTCGCCATCAGCGACCCGACGAGCAACCAATCACAGCAGGACGCGTTTGTCGCAGCGGTCAATAGCATGGATATGGACGCGTTCATTAGCTACCTGGCACCATGGGTGGCCGGCGAGATCGCCCGCGAGTTGGGCGCTTACGTCGGACCCCTGCAGCTCCCGCCACGCCCGAACCCGGCGGCAGGGCTGACGAACGCCGCCAATATCATCGACCGCTTGTCAGGCATTTTGGTGAACGACTTTCAATTCGTCCCGGCCGCGAATGGGCTGCTGACGCTGGCGCGTAAATAATACACGGTGATGCAGTGCCCATGAACAAAGAGGAGAAGATATGAGTGCCGTCACAGAAATTGAAGCGCTGCAATCCGCCTGCATCGGCCCAGAGAACTGCGGTCGGAAAGCAGATATGCCAATACGTGGCAGGTTCTGTATTGGCTCAGCTTGCAAGATGGGCTGGCGCAAGACGGGGTCAAAGTGTCGCGACCTCAAAGGCAATCTGGTTGACCGCGATCTGGATGGCACGGGCAATTGGATTGATGTCGGCTACTGCGGCCTAGCAGGCGCCCCATGACCCCCAAAGCATCAAAGCGTAAGACGCGGACACTATTTCACACCATCCAGGACTAACGCCCATGACCATCTCGGAACTTATTGAACGGCTGGATCGCCACGTTATGCCGGAGCCCAATTCCGGATGTTGGATTTGGCTGGGCGCGATGCAGTCTGGCGGGTACGGCTCCGTGTGGTTTGGCAATCGAACTGAAAGAGTTCACCGGGTTTCATGGATCGCGCACTTTGGGGAAATCCCCGAGCGCCTATGCGTTTGTCATAGATGCGACGTCAGGCTTTGCATTAATCCGGAGCATTTATTCCTTGGTACGCTCCTAGAAAACAACCAGGACCGGCATGTTAAGGGGCGCGATTTCATTGCCACGAACCGCGCTGCCGCTCTTGGAATACTAGCCAAAGCGCGATCCCACGTAAGGGTCACTCCTAGCGGCACAATAAACGCTAACGCGCGCTTGCGTGAAGAAGACATACCGGCAATTCGCGCCGCATTTGCCGAGGGCGTCAGCACCCACGAATTGGCCCGCAGATATGGCGTTACGCAGCCGACGATGTGGCGCGTAACCAGCGGAAAGGGTTGGCAGCATGTTAAATGACCTGATCAAAAGATTAGAGAAGGCGACGGGGCCGGATCGCGGCTTGGCCGACAAAATTCTATTGATGTGCGGCCATGTGGGTGTTGTTTTTGGCCCAAACAAATACGCATCTATGCGCTGGCAAGATGCGAAGGGAAATTTAACATTTGCGCGCAGCCGCCCGGACCCACTTTTATCGGTTGATGTAGCGCTATCTCTCATCCCCGAGCACTTCGAGCGGCAAACGATAAAGACGCGAGCGCTCGCCTATACCAGCGGCAAGAAATTCAAATTTGAATGCCGAGAGCCATCCGAATTTGGTTGGAGCCAGGGACCGGAAGTGTTCCGTGGGGATCACGACCTCGAAACACACGCCATCTGCATCGCCTGTCTTAAAGCCCTCTCATCCCTGAAGGAGTCCGGAAAGTGACAATGGCACTTGAGCGTCTTCGAAACCCATACTGGACAGCAAGCGGAAATAGCTACGCCGATGGCAAAGATCGAGTGTTAGTGCGCGCTGATGACCTCGCCAAGCTCCTGGCTATTGTGGATGCAATTAAGGAATTGCCCGATTTTACAGGGCTAACCATGCGTGGTGCTGAGCATTGGCGCGAAGAATACGACGCTATGTATGCAGCCCTTCAAGCCCTGGAGGCCAACGATGAGTGATGCAGCAATTAAGCAAATGGTGACGTGGGGACTGCTGATGGTTGCCGCAAGCATGGTGGCTCCGAAGTGGGTTCAGTATCTCGTCATTGGATCGCTTTTCGTCTCAGGAATTTGGCTGGAGATTCGCCCATGACCGACGCTCAGAACAACGAAGACCTGCGGCGGATGTGTGAGACTTTGCTGAAAAGTCAGCCTTACACAGAACCCACACCAAATCACTTAGAGCTAAATGTTTGGGTGCGCACCGCGATGGACTTAGCCCGCGCCCTGTTGCCCCGCCTAAACGCTGAGGAAGCCGGGCCGCTCAAACACAAGGCCAGTGCAGGAAATTGCGAACACAACCGCGCGGTAGATCGACAAGTCGCGGCGTCTGATTATCCTGAAATGCCTGAGGATATTATCTCCACCCCAGCCCCGGTGACGATCACGCGGGAGGAGATCAACGACATTCGTCGCAGGCGGTATCACGAAAGCTGGGAAGGATCTCTTATTGGATTGCTCCGCAGCAAGGGCGTGAAAGTGGAGGGGGTGTGATGGGACTCCGCGCCACCCCGCTGAGCTTGGCCGAGGCCAATGCGTTTATCTTGCAGCGCCACCGGCATCATAAGCCGGTGCGGTTTCACCTGTTCTCAATTGGCTGCATGGATGACAACGGCCTGCGTGGCGTGGCCGTGGTTATGCGCCCGGTAAACCAGAACCGCGCGGTCTTCGGATATATGGCCGAAGTGTCTCGCCTCGCAACAGACGGCGCGCGGAATGTCTGCTCCTTCTTACTGGCACGCTGCGCTGAAGCTGCATTTGCGATGGGGTATATGGGCATCCAGACATACACCCGCGTTGATGAGGGCGGCGGGTCACTTCGGGCCGCTGGATGGTGGCATGACGGCCAGCGCGAAGCAAAGAGCTGGAATACTCCTCGTCGCAATCGGACAGACAAAACCGATGTTGTTCCCAGGGTGCGTTGGGTGCGCGTTCGCACTGATGTCATTCGCGCCGCGATTGCAAAGGAAGGGAAGAAATGAGCACCCAAGCCCAGATCGAAGAGATTGAGCGCATCAAGGAATTACGTGACAAATATCTGGACCCGAATGGCGAAACTACGTCGTTCGATGACGACGCAAAATTTATGCTGGGTCTGATAGGTCGCCTCACCGCTTCACAGGTGGCCGCGCCGACGTCGCAGGAGATTGCGGAGATTGAAAGCATTCATCGCCGCGATGAGATCGATTTTAATAAGCCTGGACGCCACAGCCTCAAAGCCGCCGGCATTCATCATCATCGCGCCACCCTACTCCGCGCTCTAAAGGCTCAGCGCCCCACCGCGACGTTCCAGGACGGGATAGAGGCGGCGGCGAAGATGCTTAATGCGGAAGCGGCCGGGTTGAGGACGTTTGAGGCCAGGACGGATCAGGAGGCAAAGATCCATGATGCCATCATCGTTTACATTGAAGAGTTGGCCCAGAAAATCCGCGCCCTCTCGCCCCAGCCAGCCGGGGATGGACGCGATAAACGGCAAGCTGATGTTATTGCTTGGGTGCGGCGTTGCTTCGGTGATGCCTGCGCCGAAGATGGCCAAGAACGTGGAGCGCGCGTTCTCGAAGAGGCTATCGAGCTGGCCCAGGCTGCGGGCCTGCCGAAAGACAAAGCCTTGCATCTGGTCGAGCATGTATACAGCAAGCCAGTCGGCGCGATTAATCAGGAAATCGGTGGTGTATCCGTTACTCTGCTTTCGTTCGCCGCGTATGCCGGGCTTTCAGCAGAAGCTGAAGAAATACGCGAAGTCGAGCGCGTCCTGTCGCTTCCCGTTGACCATTTCAAACGTCGGCATATCGAAAAGGCTGCTGCTGGAATAACCAAATCCCCACCCCAGCCAGCCGGGGATAACCTACAGACCAAGGAGAAGTGAGGGATGGCACATGAAGAATATCTGCGCAGGAACTTGGTGCACGCCGCCTCTGTCGGAGTGGTCGCAGATGTTGGCGCTGTTCTGACGCGGCTGAAAACGATCAAGAGCGCACCGAAGTGGCTTGTTGAACAACTTGAACGCACGCACCGCAAGTCTAAAAACATTCCACATGATGTGGCGCTGTGGCGCAATTCGGCACCTGACGCGCCCTCCCCACCCAAGGAGAAAGAACAGTGAGCACCCCCGACGCGCCGCTGAAGGATGAAGAGTTGGAAAAACTCAATGAGCGCTTTGCTGGGCATCGCATCAATTTCATTACGGATATTATGGGTGGGCGTTTGCTCGATCATGTTGCTTACCTCCAACGCCAGCTTGAAGCCGCCGAGGCAAAGGTGACGCTGCTGGAAGCGAACCAGAGAACCCCAGGATTAATAGAAAAATGCGAAACCTGCGGCGTGGGCTGGGATAAATCGCCCGGCGATATAATGAAGCCGTGCCGCCTGCCTAACTGCCCCATCCGTCTATCAGGGAAAGAAGAGACGGCGCCGCAAAAATGATAATAACATTAGACTTCGAGACCTACTTCGACAAGGACTACTCCTTGAAGAAGATGACGACCGAAGAGTACGTCCGCGATCCGCGGTTCAAGTGTCATGGCTTTGCGTTGAAGATTGATGATTTCCCCGCGGCGTGGTTCAGTGAGCACAACCTACGGCGCCTTGAAATTATTAAGTTGATCCAAGAAGCCGCGGTATTGGCCCACCACGCGCAGTTCGACGGCCTAATTTTACAGCACCACTTCGGGATCCGGCCGGCGCTGTGGCTCGACACCTTAAGCATGGCACGCATCGCGTTTCCGCACCAGCGCCATAGTCTCGACGCTCTCTCCAGGCATCTGGGACTGCCTGGCAAGATGCATCAGCACCTTGTCAGCGTGCAGGGCGTGCGCGATCCCAACGCGAACATGCTGGCCGGCCTGGGGCAGAT